GGTTCTGAATCCGTTCACACCAACCCGCATTCCTTACTCCGCAACGCCTTACGAACTGAATCCTTACTCGTTCTTCGGCATTGGCGTTGCTGAAAACATGGAAGATACCCAGTTGATCATGAACGGAATGATGCGGGCTGCGATCGATAACTCAGTCTTGTCTGGTAACCTCCTGATTGAGATTGATGAAACAAATCTCACACCTGGTCAGGATCTAAGCGTGTACCCTGGCAAAGTGTTCCGGAGAATGGCAGGAGCGCCTGGTCAGGCTATCCATTCACACTCATTCAAGAACGTCGCTCCTGAACTTATTCAGATGTTCGACAAGGCCCGACAGTTGTCTGATGAGGCGACGGGTATCCCAAGTTATAGCCACGGTGTGAGTGGTGTAATGGGGGTAGGGCGCACGGCATCGGGCATGTCCATGCTGATGTCCGCAGCCGCCCAAAACATCAAACAAGTTGTCCGCAATATTGACGACTACCTCCTCACTCCCTTGGGTAAAGCGCTCTTCGCTTTCAACATGCAATTCAATTTTGATGAGGAGTTTGTGAAGGGCGATCTTCAGGTACGTGCGAGAGGCACGGAGAGCCTGATGCGCAATGAAATTCGAAGTCAGAGGTTGTTGCAGTTCATGCAGATGGCGAACAATCCTGCGATGGCTCCATTCGTCAAATATGATTACATTTTGCGGGAGCTTGCATCGTCTATGGAGCTTGATGAGGACCTGATCCTCAACGATCCACGGGAAGCTATCATCCAAGCAAAAATGATGGCTGAAATTCAGTCGATCATGCCTCAACAGCCCCAACAACAACCGCCACAAGGAGGGGTCCCAAGTCCAAATGACCCTACTGGTAGCGGTGGTGGCAATATTGGGCCTGGAAACGCTCCAGAACCTGGCGCAGCGGGCTTCACAGGGGCTGGTGGTGGTGCCAATGGTGGACAGCAACCGGCTCAACCACAGGGTGGTGCAGGAGTACCAGTTCAATAATGGACAGAGAAACGTACCGAGATTTGCTTCCATTGGTAAATGATAAAAAGACCATGGAGCTTTTGGAGCTTTATGCAAAGGCTCGCATAGAAATCAGACGTGATCAGTTGGAGCAGACCCTGCACCCTGACAAATTCAAATCCACTCAAGGATCAATTGCTGAATTACGGCGTTTGCTGACCCTCCGTGATGAAGTGATCGCAGGAGCAAAATAATGCCTCAATCACTCGCAGAAGCACGGAAGGGCATACGAACCAGAGAAGGTTTAGAGATGGCAAAAAAGAACTTCCAAATGGACCAAAAGCAAGCCGACACCGACAAAGACGGCAAACTCAGCGATTATGAAAAGGTGAAAGGCGAGGCGGTCCAACGAGCGATGGCAAAAGACGAATTGCCTGAGATGTCTCACGGAGGAATGCCGTGCGGGTCCGACTATGAGGATGGCCTGATGGCTGATCCAATGATGCTTGGAACAACATCGTCAGAGAAGGCCGACAATATCCCCGTGATGATAAGTGAAAATGAGTATGTCTTACCCGCCCACGTCGTGAAATGGCACGGGCTGAAACACATAATGGACATGCAAACAGAGGCAGAGATGGGGCTCATGGCAATGCATGACATGGGGCTTCTCTTTGAGGTGGATCGTGAAACGCAGGAATCCGATAGCGAAGGCTCTGAGGACGCCGAAGTATCGGATGAAGGTGATACCGAACAAAAAGAAGAAGAAACGATCGAAACACCAGAAGGCAATGAAATCGAAGTGGCTGGAATAGAAACCATCCTCGGCGATCCAAGAGATGACGAAACCGATGAGTACAAAGAAAACTCATACGGGTCATACGGCATGATGAAGACACCAGGATTCACATTCATCATGTGATTTAACGGGCAACCCGCACAGCGGCCCCCAAGGACTACAACAATGGCAAAATACAAGAATAACCAAGGTCTTCAGGACCTTGAAAAATCTATTGAACAGGACATCGCAACGTATCAATCAGCGGAGCCTGAAATTGAAGCAGTAGGCGCTGAAGAAGAAACATTTAAAAAGCGATATGGCGATCTTCGCCGGCACACCCAAGCGCTTTTGCAGCAAAAAGACCAAGAGATTGCAAATGTTCGGCAACAATTGGAAACGGCTGCAAAAGGTCAAATTCGTTTTCCCAAAACTGATCAGGAAATTGACGCTTGGGCTAAGAAATATCCGGACGTTGCAAAAATCGTTGACACGATTGCACAGAAACGAGCCGGTGAGGTGATGGACGGTTTGCGGCAGGGAGAAGAACGCCTTCGCAAACTTGAAACCCAACTGACCCGCAAAGATGCAGAGCAACAGCTTTTAAGGATGCATCCAGATTTTGCGCAGATAAGACAGGACCCTGCATTTCACGAATGGGTCCAATTACAACCATCAAATATTCAAGACGCTCTTTATAAAAACAATACGGATGCGAGGGCCGCTGCACGAGCCATCGATCTTTACAAAATCGATACTAAGAAATCCAAATCTAGTAATAAATCAGCCGCTCAAGCTGTGGGGCGCACAAGCAGCACTCCTCCTCCAGCTAACGGCAATTTCAAATACTCAGAAAGCATGGTCGATAAAATGTCGAGTGCCGACTTTGCAAAACACGAAGAGGCAATCATGGAAGCCATGAGCTCCGGCAAGTTCCTTTACGACTTGTCCGGTGCAGCCAGATAAACGAAAGGCCAGCATTTCGGTGCTGGTCATCGTTCCACGACGATAGGTCTTCGCAAGACCCATCCTTTGGGAACGATGTTCTCAACTCACAGGGCCACCATTCGGGTCTACCCCTGTCTCATTTTCAGAAGAAAAGCTCATTAGTCTACCAGTGCGGCGAGGCCCGTATACACGGCGGTATATACGCACCCTCATCCCCAAACTGCCACTGATTTGTCCCGCTTCTGTGATTTCAAAATCATAGTGGAGATAATCAGATGCCTAACGCATTTCCATCAGCCGCAGGGTACGGCAACTTACCCAATGGCAATTTCTCCAGCGTAATTTACTCCAAAAAAGTACAATTAGGTCTGAGAAAGAGCACAGTCGTCGGCGACATCACAAACACCGATTATTTTGGTGAACTGTCGCAAGGCGCAACCGTCCGCATCATCAAAGAACCTGAAATTTCGGTCAGCGAATATAAACGTGGAACCCAGATTCAGCCACAAGACCTTGATGATGAAGACTTCTCACTTGTCATCGATAAAGCGAATTATTTTGCGTTTAAAATCGACGACATCGAAGAAGCACATTCACATGTGAACTTCATTCAGCTTGCAACCGATCGGGCAGCTTATCGTTTGGCTGACCAGTACGACCAAGAAGTTCTTGGTTATCTTTCCGGTTACAAGCAAACAAACTTGCATACACAGGCTGACGCCGTGAACACCACAGTAAATGGTGACAAAGCGGTTACTACAGCAGGATCAGACGAATTGCTTGCAAGCATGAAGCTGAAAAAAAGTGACTTCGGCAACATCACAACAAGCTCTGCCGGCGACCACTCAATTCCTGTTGCAGCACGTTTGCCAGGTGCAACTGCACTACCAACCGCAACGGTCTCTCCAGCAATGCTGGTGGCTCGTATGGCTCGGTTGCTTGACCAACAGCAAGTTGACCAAGAAGGTCGCTGGCTGGTCATCGACCCGATCATGCTAGAAATCATGCGTGACGAAGACTCTCGATTCCTGAACGCCGACTACGGTGAGTCAGGCGGTCTTCGCAACGGTCTTACCCTCAACAACTTCCATGGGTTCCGAGTGTACACAAGCTCGAATCTTCCGAAGGTGGGTACCGGCGCCGGCACCTCTGGTTCAGCGAACCAGAACTCCAATTTCGGGGTGATTGTAGCCGGTCATGATAGTGCCGTCGCAACAGCCGAGCAGATCGATAAGACAGAAACTTATCGTGACCCAGATAGCTTCGCAGACATCGTGAGAGGGATGCACCTTTATGGTCGCAAAATTCTCCGTCCGGAAGCGATCGTAACCGCAAAATACAACGCAGCGTAAGGGAGTATAGAAAATGGCGACAATTACTACACTTTCCAAACCTGCCGGCGGTATCGGCAACCCAAGCCGTAAAGCCTACATGGTCGAAAAAGAAATCGATCTAGCGGCTGCGGCTACTGCAAAAGGATCTGCATTGGCGGCGAACGATGTGATTGAAGCAATCACAGTTGGTGCCAACACGGTAATTCTATTTGCGGGCGCTGAAATCACAACAGCACCATCAGGTGGTACGAGTGCGAGCTTCGACCTCGGTATCACAGGTGGTGATGTGGATGCATTTGTTGATGGGATGACCCTCACAGGTGCTTCAGCGGGCGCCTATGGCACACTTGCAAACACTGCTTGCCCAATCTTGGTAACAGCATCCGATACGATCGACATGCTGCTACTGGGAACCACGCCGGACACTGCTGGTAAGGTTCGTGTCTTCGCCGTCCTGATGGATGTCGATGGCATGGGGTCAGACAAAGGTGCTGATGAAGTCGATCGTGACTACCTAGCTTAAAATAGGGCGGGGCAATGGCTTTAACGCTTTCCATCACGGCTAAGAATGCTGTTTTAGACGGCCTTGTTGATACCATTGATGGTGGTGCAGGTTCCGAAGGCTCTATCAAAATCTTTAATGATAGCGACACAGAGCTTGCAACATTGCCCCTCTCAAATCCGGCCTTTGGGTCGGCAAACAATGGAACGGTTCTGGCGAACTCTGTCACGAATGATGACACGGTTGTGACCGGAACCGCTTCCACTTTCAAAGTTTATAACACTGATGGCCTAGAGCTTTTCAGTGGGACTGTAACCGGATTAGGCGGGGGCGGTGACCTCATCCTTTCCAACATAAATCTCGTAGTGGGAGACAGTATCTCAGTCTCCTCATTTAGCCTGACAATTTGAGGAGAAGCTCATGTCACTTTCTGATAGCTTTGAGACACATACTCTCAAATATCTTTTAACCAC